CAGAGGTTTTCGGCGCGGGAAGCAAATACGTCTACCGCAAAGACTGGATCTACTCGCAGAAGGATGCCACCGGCAGGTGGTTCCGGTACAACGTGGTGACCAATGAGCAGGATGGCTGGTCAACCATAACGTACACGCAGGGCGCGGCCATCGCTGGGGATACGGCGTTTGATGTCGTGTACACCGACGGCGCGACAGAAATCGATTACGTGTACATGGTGCTGAACACCAGCACCGTGCTGCTGCGAGCACAGGTGGTGTGACATGACTATCGCTCAAATCATCGAGATGCTCAAACGCCGGCTGGTCAATCTGAGCCAGCTTCGCACCAGTGCCGCCGACCTGGGCGACTTGGACCGGGTGTCCATCATCGACGCGGAAATCGCGGAAACGCAGAACACCCTTGCCGCGCTAGAAACGCTGTAAGCCATGCTGCTGACGCTACTGCAGCTCAACCTGCAGTCCTCCGCGCAATACCAGGCATACTGGATCGCGCACGCCGCCGCGAGTTGGCCGGGTGTGCCAACGGGCGCGCAGATTAAGGCTGGCAACCTCTCCAACTCATCGCCCGCGAGTTACAGCGGCAGCGAGCCTGTCACCGACAGCAGCACGGGCACGCGGACGATTGACGAAGCGACGGCGATCACCGGGCTGACAGCCAGCACTGCGTACACCCTGGCGTGGGTGGTCTGGGATAGCGTTGCAGATACATACAGCAATGTTGTTGTCGGTGATGTCACGACAGATGCGGCTGGAAGCGTAATCACCCCGGCAGCGGGCACCTCGACTGCAGGCACCCTGGCCGGATCGGCTACCGCCGCTGCTGCAATCACCGAGGCCACTGGCGCGGCCACGACCAACACTCTCGCCGCAGCCTCGACGGCTGCCGCCACGATCACCGCCGCCGCTGGTGTCGCCACCACCTCAACCATGGCGTCGGGGTCTGCCACTGCGGCGGCGATCACCCCAGCCGCTGGTGCTGCCACGGCCAGCACGTTGACTGCGGCGGCAACGGCAGCGGCATCCATCACCGCCGCCGCCGGGTCGACAACGGCCAGCACCATGGTCGGCACAGGCCTGACCGCAGGCGCATCGGCGATCACTCCGGCGGCTGGCTCTACGACGGCCAGCACGCTTGCCGCATCGGCGACGGCCTCTGCTGCAATCACCCCAGCCGCTGGCTCGACGGCAGCCAGCACTCTCGGCGCAGCATCAACGGCGTCGGCATCCATTACCCCGGCGGCAGGCGCGGCTGCGGCATCGACGTTTGCCGCCAGCGCCGTGTCCGCATCGGTGGCAATTGCAGCGGCTGGCGCATCGTCGGCGCAGACCATGGGGGCGAGTGCCACGGCACTGGCGGCGATCACCCCGGCGGCTGGGGTGGCCACGGGGCTGACCCTTTCGCCACCCGGGACAGCACTCGACCTGATCCTCAAGATACTGAGCAACCGACAAGAGTTGAACGCAAGCACTGGGACGTTCACAATTTACGACAACGACTCGGTGACCGTGCTGTACACGGCAAACGCATGGGCTGATGCCGCAGGCACGATTCCCTACTCGGGCGGCACCCTGGCTCGAATTGATGCGCTGGTCTAATGGCAACCGAAGCCGACATCCTCGCAGTCCTGACCGGCCGCAAGCAGTTTGACGGCAGGCAGTGGCGGGTCTATAACGCAAGCAATGTGGAAATTGCAGACTCGGGTGGAGTATTATGGAAAGGTGTCCACGGGGCACTGCTCTGGAACGTCAACGCCGTCCGAATCCGGCATCACAGACCCTCTGGGGTCTTTTTATTCGGGCAACTTGGCAACCGTGACCCAAGGTGAAAATCATGAACAAAATCGAAGATATGTGCCACCGGTACAACACCCTCAAGGGCTCCCGGGGCAACTGGGAGACCCACTGGGAGGAGATCGCGGAGCGTGTGCTCCCCCGGCAGCGCGGTTTTGTGGGCCAGCGCAGCGATGGTGAGAAGAAGTCCGAGAAGATTTTTGATTCCCGGCCACAGATCGCCCTGGATCGCTTTGCCGCAGTCATGGACTCCATGCTCACGCCGCGCCAGTCGAAGTGGCACAACTTGCGCACGACTGACGAGTCCCTGAACCGTCAGTTCGCGGTGCAGGACTGGTTCTATCAGGTCAACAACATCCTGCACCAGATGCGCAACTCGCCGAAGGCCAACTTCGCCGGGCAGAATTACGAACGGTGGATCTCGATGGGTGCTTTCGGCACGGGTTCCCTGTTCATCGACTTCGCGGCCGGCGTGGGCCTGCGGTATCGGTGCATCAACCTGCGGGACACCTTCTTTTTGGAGAACCATCAGGGCATCATTGACTCCGTGTACCGGTGCTTCAAGCACACGGCGCGGCAGGCGGCGCAGCGGTGGGGTGAGCAGAACCTGCCCGAGAAGGTGCGCAAGGCGCTGGAGAACCCCAGCCGCCAGAACGAGCAGTTCGAATTTTTGCATGTCGTGGCACCCCGCACCGACTACGACTCGGGCCGCGCAGACGCCCGGGGCAAGCCGTGGGCGTCCTATTACCTGTCGGTGGCCGAGAAGATGCTCCTCGCACCCGAGGGTGGGTTCACCAGCTTCCCGTACAGCATCGCCCGCTATGTCACGGCACCCGAGGAGGTCTACGGACGCTCGCCTGCGATGACGGCGCTTGCCGACATCAAGATGCTCAACGAGATGTCCAAGACCGACATCCGCGCCGTCCACAAACTCGTGGACCCACCGATCCTGCTGCACGATGACGGCATCCTGGGCGGCGGGGCCACCACGATTCGCATGCAGCCTGGTGGCCTGAATCCCGGTGGCGTGAACCGCAACGGTCAGCAGATGATCCAGCCGTTCACCACGGGTGCCCGGGTGGACATCAACGAGCAGAAGATGGAGCAGCGGCGCATCGCCATCGACGATGCGTTCCTCGTGACCCTGTTCCAGATCCTCGTGGACACGCCGCGCATGACCGCCACCGAGGCGCTGATCCGGGCACAGGAGAAAGGGATGCTCTTGACCCCGACGATGGGGCGTCAGCAGTCCGAGGCGCTCGGGCCGCAGATCGAGCGCGAACTCGACCTCCTGATGTTCCACCGCATCCTGCCGCCGATGCCGCGTGAACTGGTGGAGGCCGGGGGCGACTACGAGATCGTCTACGACTCCCCGATGTCCCGCATGGCTCGGGCCGAGGAACTCGTGGGTGTGCAGCGCACCATGGAACTGCTGGCCCCGTTTGCCCAGATCGACCCGAGCGTGCTCGATGTGTTTGACCGGGACGCACTGGCCCGCTTGACGGCCGAGGTGTCCGGGGTGCCGACTCCCGTGCTTCGCAGTCAGGAGCAGGTTGACGCGATCCGGGCGCAACGGGCACAGCAGGAGCAGGAGGCCATGGCCATTCAGGCCGCACAGCCCATCGCTGGTGCCATGAAGGACGCGGCGCAAGCGAACCAGTTGCTGATGGGCGCATGAACCTCAACCCCCTGACGCTCATTCGTGGCCGAGCCTACCGGGCCACGTTCAACAATCCACAGGGTCGCAAGGTGCTGGCCGACCTGAGGCGCTTCTGCAGGGCATCCGTGCCCACGGCAGATGTGAACAATGTCCAGACCACTTACCTCCTCGAAGGCAGGCGCGAAGTGTGGTGCCGCATCCAGGCCCACCTGAACCTGACCGACGAGGATGTAATCAACTTGATCGAGGATTCCCCAAATGAGTAATGCTGCTGCCGCCCTGCTGGGCGATAACGGTGGCGCTGGAGCCGGTGCCCCCGGTGCCGGTGCTGCGCCTACTGGTGTCGCACCCACGGCACAACCGAGCCCAGGCTCAGTCTGGACCGCTGCGTTCGACGAGGACACGAACGCGTACGTGAGCAACAAGGGGTGGAAGGAACCCCAGGACCTCCTGATGTCCTACCGCAATCTGGAGAAGTTTGCCGGTGGCGCCAAGAACCTGCTCGAACTGCCGCCCGAGGACGCCAGTCCCGAGGCGCTGGATGCCTTCTACACCAAACTCGGCCGGCCGGCGAGCCCAGACGAGTACGGCATTCGCCCGCCCGAGGGTGCTGACCCTGAACTGACGAACTGGTTCAAGGGGACCGCGCACAAACTGGGTCTGAGCGCCAAACAGGCGCAGCAACTCTACAGCGAGTGGAACGGCATGTCTGGTTCGCTGCAGGAGAAACTCCAGACGCAGCAGGCGCAGGAGTCCGAGAAGGCCATCGGGTCGCTCAAGCAGGAGTGGGGTCAGGCGTTTGACACGAACATCGGCGCGGGCCGTCGGGCCGTCGCAGCACTAGGTCTGGACGCTGGGAAACTCGCGGCCTACGAAGAGAAACTCGGGACATCCGAGATGCTCAAGCTCTTTGCGACCCTCGGGTCCAAGATGGGCGAGGACACTTTCGCCGGGGAGCGTGGTGAAGGTGGGTTTGGTACCACGCCAGCCCAGGCCAAAGCCCAGATCGCCGATTTGAAGCTGGACAAGTCGTTCATGGACAAGTACCTCTCGGGAGACCGAGACGCCGTGGGCAAGATGTCCCGACTCATGGAGGCCGCGTATGCAGGCGGATGAGGTCCGCTTGCGTCTGATGGAGGTGCTGATTCCAGCGGCATCCAAGCACGGAATCTTCGGGGAAACGCAATTGATCTTGGACACTTGCACCCAACTCGAAAATTATGTGCTAGGATTACAACCAGCGGGGGAAGTACCGACCCCCACTACCCGGAAAACACTGAGTCGGCCCGTCAGGACAACCGAGACTCAAATTCCCGGATTTCTTGACCCCACTCGTGGTGGATAAGTCGAACCAAGCCCTCGGTCACTTGTTTCAACTTTATTCGGAGTAACCACCATGAGTTTCCAAGTTACCACCGCCTTCGTCCAGCAGTATTCGAGCAATGTCTCGTTGCTGTTGCAGCAGCGCGGTTCCAAGCTGCGTGATGCAGTGACAGTCGGTTCCTACACCGGCAAAGCAGCCAAGGCTGTCGAGCAGATCGGCGCAGTCACCGCGCAGGCCCGCACCAGCCGCCACGCTGACACCCCGCTGATCTCCACGCCTCACGATGCCCGTTGGGTTTTCCCCAGCGACTTCGAGTGGGCCGACATGATCGACGATCAGGACAAGCTTCGCATGCTGATCGACCCCACGAGCCCCTATGCCTTGAACGGCGCGTATGCGCTGGGTCGGGCCATGGACGACCTCATCATCTCGGCTGCTCTGGGCACCGCTTTGACCGGTGAGAACGGCTCGACCAGCACCGCGTTTGCCACCGCCACCCAGCAGATCGCTGTCGGCGCCACCGGCATGACCGTTGCCAAACTGCGTCAGGCCCGCCGCATCCTGTTGACCAATGAGGTCGATGTGGAGTCGGACCCCCTCTACATTGCGGTGACCGCAGTGCAGATGGACAACCTGCTCGGCACGACCGAGGTGACCTCCTCGGACTACAACAGCGTGAAGGCACTGGTCCAGGGCAACGTGGACACGTTTCTCGGCTTCAAGTTCATCCAGTGCGAGCGCCTCGGCGTCGACGGCTCGGGTGATCGTCGCTGCTTTGCTTGGGCCAAGTCGGGTCTGCACCTGGGTATGTGGAACGATGTCAACACGAAGATCAGCGAGCGTGCGGACAAGTCCTACGCCACGCAGGTGTACGTGAAAGGGACCTTCGGTGCCACCCGCACTGAAGAGAAGAAAGTCGTCGAGATCATCTGCGATCTGTAATCAGGAGCACACGACATGGCACGCACCTACGCAAACGAAGTTGCCAACTTTGGCACCAGTCCCGTCGCAAACGTTGACGGCGGAATCCACGGGGGCCGGCTGCGCCGCTTCCGTGCCTCGTTCACCATGGCGTCCCAAGCCTCCGGTGATGACATCGTGCTGGCCCGGGTTCCGGCCGGCTACCGCTTCGCTTTCGGCATCATCAACGCTTCGGCGACGATGGGTGCCTCGGCAACGGTGGCCATCGGCATCACTGGTACCACGGGCAAGTACCGCGCCGCTGCGGTGTTCACAGCTGCGGCTCCCACGCTGTTCGCCGTCAACACTGCTGCCGACGATGATGCCCTGACGGCCGAAGAGACCGTGCTTCTGACCATCGGAGTTGCCGCGCTGCCGTCCTCGGGTACGGCCTACGTGGACCTGTACTACTCCGCACCGTGATGAACCGGGACTGAGCGGTGCCGTCCGTCATCGACCTGTGCAACAGCGCCCTGGACAAACTGGGTCAGGGTGCGATCACGAGTCTTTCGGACGGCACCAAATCGGCCAAGTTGTGCAACCGCAACTGGCCCCTCGTGCGCGACCGGGTTCTGCGGTCACATCCGTGGAACTTCGCAGTCAAGCGCACCACACTCGCCGCCAGTGAAACCGCCCCGACTTGGGGGTACACGGCACAGTTTCCCATCCCGACCGACTGCCTCCGATTGATCGAGGTTCGTGACCTCTCGACCGACGAGTTCCAGATTGAGAACGGGCACATCCACGCCAACGCCACGGTTCTCTACATCCGCTACATCTCGCGCATCGAGGACCCGAATGTCTACGATGCCCTGTTCGTGGACACCGTGGCCACGCGCCTTGCCGCAGAGTTGAGCGAAGCCTTTGACCAGAGCACATCGAAGAAGAAGGCGCTGCTGGAGGAGTACGATGCCTTCCTCGACGATGCGAAGCGGGCCGATGCGCAGGAGAACCCGCCTGCCTCCTATGAGGAAGATGACTGGATCAAAGTGAGGTACTGAGATGGTCGCACCCGCTCAAACCTCGTTCAACGCTGGTGAGTTGTCGCCCCTGCTTCGCGGGCGTCCGACCCTCGACAAATACCGCAACGGCTGCGAGACGCTCGAGAACTTCATCCCGCAGATCCAGGGCCCGGCACGCAAGCGCCCGGGAACCCGGTTCGTCGCCGAGGTCAAGGACTCCGCAGACGACACGCGCCTGATCCCCTTTGAGTACAGCACCACGCAGGCCTACGTCTTGGAGTTCGGGGACCTCTACATCCGGTTTTATCTGGACGGTGGCGTCGTGGAGTCGAGCCCCGGGGTGTCCTACGAGATCGCAAGCCCGTACACCTCGGCGCAACTGGCCGCGCTGGAGTACGCACAGTCGGCCGATGTGATCTACATCACGCACCCGTCGCACCCGCCGTACAAACTGGCCCGGGTGAGTGCCCTGTCGTGGACCATGACCGCCGTCACGTTCGCGTGGCCCCCGTTCAATGATGAGAACGTGGGCACGATCACCCTGACCGCTGGCGCCGTGACCGGGGCCACCACGCTCACGGCATCCGCAAGCCTGTTCGTCTCAGCCGATGTGGGTTCGTACTTCAAGATCAGCGAGGTCAGCGCCTCGAAGTACAACCAGTGGACCGCAGGCGCGTCATACAGCGTCAGCGATATCGTGTACTACCTCGGGAACATCTACCAGTCGGGCACCAACCACAGCGCAGGCACCCGGCCCCCGATCCACACCACGGGCACCGAAAGTGACGGTCATGTCAACTGGACCTTCCTGCATGATGGTGCCGGGTACGCCCAAGTGACGGGCTACACCAGCGCCACCGTGGTCAACGCCACCGTGGTCCGGCGATTGCCAGCCACCGCACTCACGGGATCGACCCGATGGTCTGAGGGTGCGTGGTCTGCCAGGCGCGGGTATCCCCACGCTGTCACGTTCTACGAGGACCGTCTCTGGTTCGCCGGGTCCACCAGCAAGCCCCAGACCCTGTGGGCCTCGGTCTCGGGGGACTACGAGAATCACAAGTACGGCACCAACGATGACGATGCGCTGAACTACACGATCAACACGCAGGACATGAACACCATCGAGTGGCTCGCGCCCACCAAGGTGCTGGCCATCGGCACGGCCAATGGCGAGTTCACCCTGAGCGCCACGCAGATCAGCGACCCCGTGACGCCCACGAACGTCAAGATCACGCCCCAGACGACTTTCGGCAGCGCGACTGATGTGAAGCCCCTGCGCGTGGGGTCGGTGATTCTGTTCCTCCAGCGTGCGGGGCGCAAGCTGCGCGAGTACGCCTACCAGTTCGACACCGACTCGTTTGTCGCGCCGAACATGAACGTCCTGGCCGACCACATCACTGAGTCCGGGGTGCTGGAACTTGCGTACCAGCAGGAGCCCAGCCAGATCGTCTGGGCACCGCGCACCGATGGCGTACTGACCGGCATGACCTACGAGCGCACCGAGGAAGTTGTGGGCTGGCACCGGCACACCATCGGCGGCGGCATCGTGGAGTCGGCTGTCACCATCCCCCACTGGGACGGGGATCAGGATGTCCTGTGGCTTGTGGTTCGCCGCACCATTGACGGCTCCTCGGTGCGCTATGTCGAGTACGTCGAGAAGTACATGACCGACGAGTATGCGTTCTTCGTGGACTGCGGGTTGACCTACGATGGTTCTCCGGTGACGGCCATCAGCGGGCTTGACCATCTGGAGGGCAAGGAGGTCGCGGTGCTGGTTGACGGTGCCGTGCATCCTAACCGCACGGTGTCGGCTGGTGCGATCAACCTGCAGCTTGCCGGATCCGTGGTCAACGTGGGCCTGCCCTACACGGCCACAATCAAGACCATGCCCATCGACATTGCCACGAACGCTGGCACCTCGTTCATCGACGAGAAGCGGGCGCACAAGATCGTGATGCAGTTGTACCAGACCGGCCCGGGGCTCTGGTATGGCCCCAGCGTGGCTGAGATGGACGAGTACGCAGTGCGCTCGTCTCAGGACGCCATGGACAACCCGGTGCCATTGTTCACGGGCTTCACGGATGCCCTAGCGTGGCCCAGTGGGTCGGAGCGTGGGCCGCAACTGATGATCCAGCACCGCTTGCCGCTGCCCTGTACCGTGGTTGCCCTGATTCCGGAGTTGGGGTAATGATTGTGCGACCCTGGATCACTGGCGACACGGTGAAGATCGCCACGCAACCGGCGCAGCAGTACCTGTACCGCATGGTGGATGTGCGGGCCGACTTCACCGAGTTGTCGCAGCGCGGTCTGGCGTGGACCGCCGAGCACGAACACAAGATTCTCGCCATTGCGGGAGTCGAGCCTCAGTGGGAGAATCGGGCTACTGCGTTCGCGTTGATCGCGGAGTCGGCCGGCGCACACTTCAAGGCGATACACTCGGCGGTGGCCGACTTCCTCAACACCGCACCGTTTCGCCGGATCGATGCCACAGTGGATGTGGGGTTCGTTCAAGGACACAGGTGGATCAAGATGCTCGGGTTTGAACTCGAAGGGTACATGAAGGCATACCGGCCCGATGGTGCCGACATGCTGCTTTACGCGAGGGTGAGGTCATGAGTTTCCTTCCTGCAATCGCTACAGCCATGGGTGCCAGCGCCAGCACCGCTGCAACGCTTGGCACGGTGGGTGGGGTACTGGGAGCCGTGGGCACAGCAGTCAGTGTCGTGGGTGCGATCCAAGGTGGCAAGGCCGAGCAGAGTGCCGCCGACTTCAACGCCGCATCTGCGCGTCAGGAGGCGCAGGCTCGGGAGAACGCACAGCGCACCGCAGCACAGCGCCAACTCGGGAGCATCCGGGCCGGGGTCAGCAAGTCGGGCGCTCGGATGGAGGGCACCCCGCTGGCCGTACTCTCGGAGTCTGCGGCCAACGCGGAGATCGACGCACTGAACACCCGCTACTCCGGACAACGGGAGTCCGCGCTCTACACTGCCCGGGGTCAGAACGCCCGCACCGCTGGATACCTGCGTGCCGGCACCTCGCTGTTGTCGGGCGTGGGCAAATACTTCTAAGGGGGCGCGATGCCACGACTGAACCTATACGAACAAGCCAATCCGTTCCGGGCACCTCGCGCATCAGGGGCTGAGTTTGGAGCAGCCCCGGCGCAGGCAATGGGGGAGATGGGGGACACTTTTGCCGCCATCGGTGAACGCATCCAGCGCCGCGAGGAGAACGCAATCTCAGATCAGGTGTTTCGCGAGGTCAACACTCAAGCGTTGCCGATTCTGAGTGACTTTGAAAAAAAGCACGACATTGCACTACCGCAAGCCCTAAATGAGTTCCAAGGGGCCATGCAGAAAATCAAGGCCGATGCACTATCGAAGGCCATCTTGCGCCCCGAGGCTCGCGCAGCGCTGGAGCGGCAACTTGACAATCAGATCACGCAATATGGAAAAAACGCCATTGGAATGCGTATCAAGGCTGGTCATGACTCCATGATTGCACGGCTAAACGAACAGTTTGACACCGGAGTCAATCAGGTCAGTGCAGCCCCAAGCGTTATGGCTGATGTGATTGAAACAAATCGACAGTTCGTCGAGTCGCGCAAGGACAGCATGGACCCGCTGACATACCAAGCCGCGCTCAAGAAAGCGCAGGCTGGTCCGATCCAAGCGGCTGTGAACTCCTACCTCGCACAGCAACTCCCGGACAAGGCTGATGAAATTCTTCAGAACCCTGAGATCAACAAACTGATCGACCCTGACGCGCTGCGGCCCATGCGTATCAATGTCGCCGTGGAGCGCGGGAAACAGGAGAAGGAACGTGCCGCTGTTGAACAAGACCGTGCCGCGCTGTCCTACTTGCTTGGGGTCGAAGCCACTCCTGAAATGGCTGCTGCTGCGGCAGGCGTTTCCAAGATGCCGATGGTTCAAAAATTGAATGTCCTTCGAATGATGAACGGTGGTCAAGAGTTGCCAAGGTCTGTGATTGAACGAGTTGCCGAGATCGACAATCGAACCAAGGACGACAAGGAGATGCGACTCGCCCGCAACTTGATCTCGTTTGCCGATCTGCCGCCAGACGAGCAGATGTGGACGCGGATCGAGTTGCTGCAAAAACTTCCCCCGATTAAGCAGGCGGACGCTTTTGGTAATGTGGACCCACTGCCGAACCCCGCGTGGACTCCAATGATGGAGAAGATTGCGGGATTACCTAAACGTCCATCACGACCCGACACCTCCCCCACCGGTAGACCTCTTACGGGGGTGACCTCGACTGCTCAACCCTCTGGTGCCGACACAGGTCCGTTTTTGGACCCCGAGGGGAACACGTACCCCGAAGGTAGTCGACTTGTGATGCCCGATGGTGTCTCGGTGACCATTGACTCGCGGGGTCACGCTATTCCCGACGGTGATCAATCCAGCCCCATGGAGCGCTACGGGCGCGAGGATCGAGGCTCGTCGTTCAATGCTCCAACCCCGGCGCAGGAGGCTGGTGGTGAATTGGACAATCTTTACGCAAAAGCGTGGGCCGGAGCGGGCATCAAGTCCGGTGTAATGAGAATGGCCGAGGGGTTGCCCGGAGGAGCCGGCGACTATGTGTCAAGGAAGACAGGTGGTATCTATGAACGAGTGGCGCGTTCGTCCCTAATTCTTCAAAATGACATTGTTGACGGGCTTCGGGGAGCTGATGAGAAGATCGCAAATCAGTACCGTGAGGAGTTGAAGAAAATCGTCACCATCGACCCGCAGGTTGTCAACAGTAAGTACAAATTGCGAACCACTTACGGGGTGTTCGACAAGGAGTTGCGCAAGCGCAAGCTTGATCTGGAGAAGATTATCAACGGGCAAGTCGTTGCTGGAAAAGACGAGAAGACTGGTGCGGCATATGCAGTCAACGCAATCAATCGCGTGCTTTCGCGGATGAATGTCCCTCAAATTGTGATTCGGGATGAGCCTTCGTTCCTGAAATTAAAACCAGGTGTAGTATTTTTGCGAGGTAATGACCCAACACCCTATGTTCGCACTACGACGGGGTTTGATTATGCTGAACCCGAAGAACGCAGCGGAGACAGGTGATGGCAGACGTTGACGGACTTGACAAGTATTTCCAAGGTGGTGATAAACCTCCCGATTCACCGTCATCGGACGGCCTCGACAAGTATTTCCAAGGCGACTCAAACACGTTGCCACCAAATCGGCTGAAGTCGATGGGGCAGGCCGCAGCCGGTGCCGCGTTCAGTGGTGCAGGGGCAACCGCTGGCGGGGTTCTGGGGTTCAGAGCGGGGGCAGCAACCGGAAACCCCATTGCCGCGACTGTCGCAACTCTTGGTGGTTTTGTCGGCGGGGGCCTCGCTGGCGAGGAAGCGGCGAGGGGGCTTGGGATTCCCAAGATCACGGAAATGGCTCCGGCTGATCGCCCATTTGCCTACGGTACTGCGTCAGTGGTCAGTTCGGGGATGTCACTGCTCCCTGTAGCGGGGGCGCTCATCACGGGCGTTCGAGCACGCAATATCGGCATCGGGAAGATGTTCAACGACATCGTTGAAACGGCTCAACGGATTCCCAAACGGTTTTGGCTCGCAGCGGAGGGTGTTCCCGCAATCGCATCGGGTGTTGCGGCCGGTGTATCGGAGGAAGTAAACCCTGGCGATGAGTGGTCTCGGCTCGGGGCCGAGGTCGGTACGGGGGTGGCATCTTCGGCATTGATTTACCGAGGCGTTTACGCAATGGGTGCGTGGATGGTTGGCTCGACCCTTGACAGGTTTGGAACAGAGCGACAAGTTCAAAGGGGTGCGAAAGCGCTTCATCAACTGCTGGCGAATGACGGGGTTGACCCCGAGACGGTGATCAGGGCGGCGAAGAACGCGGGATACCCGGATCTGACCGTTGGTCAGTTCACCGGAGACCCAACGATGATCGGCGTTGAAAAAGACCTCATTGACCACTCAAAGAGATTCGGACAACGCGCCGCCGACACACTCAAGGCCACATTCGATGTCATGCGGATGAGGATCAACCTCCTCGCTCAAACAGGTGATCCCAACGATCTGAGACTTGCTGCTCGGATGCGTAGTGAGATGTTCAACGCCCAGATCAAAGCCAAACTTGACAACGCGAAAGATGACGTTGTTCGCAAAATTGCGCCACTGGTTCAGGACGCTCGCGGTGATGCGGCCATGGTCAGCAATATATCGTTTAACGCCCTGTCGAAGCAACTTGACGATGTGGAGGCGCATGCGAGTGTGTTGTGGGGAGCCGTTGACCTTAAGGCGAAAATTGGCGTGTCCAATGTGGAAAAGGAAATCGAGCGAATTGTCTACCTCGGTGGCAATCAACTCGGACCCGGCATGGTGCCGAAGTTCGTGTATGAAATGGTCGATGAAGCAAAAACCAGTACCACAGGTGGTGTCAAGATATTGGGTGCGGATGGACAACTAATGGCCGTTACAACCGCTGAGACAGAGTTCCGCAACATGAAAGCCAATCGAAGCAGGTTGCTGGAGATGGCACGGGTTGCACGAAACGAACTGAAGGACGGAGAAGCGAACACGTACAACTCACTTGCGGCGGCAATCCTAGATGACATGGACGCCAAACTCGGAGCGGATGGAAACAGCGCCTACGACATTGCAAGGGCGTTCACCCGTGAGATGCACGATGTGTTCACCCGCAGTTTTGCGGGAAAAGCAATGGCTTCCACGAAATTTGGGGATCGCATGGACCCAGGTGTCATGCTGCGAAAAGCAATGGCTGGTGGCAATGAGACATCAGTGGAGCAAATGGCGGATCTTGCGCTTGCCACCCGGTTCATGCGGAGCAAGGGGCTCGATGACAACACATCCGTGGATGTGATGCTTGAGGCACAGCGACGGATCATCAGGATCATGTCGGCAGACGCATACGACACCACGACCGGCCGAGTCAACACCGACACCCTGAAGTCGTTCATGAACAAACATGACGAGTTGTTGCGCAGTTTCCCTGAAGTCAAGAATGAAATGCGTGAGGCGTTGAAGTCTGAGGAGGGTCTGCGCAAAATGGAGATGCGCTTCGACGGTGTAAAGGGCTTGGTGGGACGGTACTCAGCGATGGCGAAAATCTCAGGTGGAGACCCACTGACCTATGTCACCGAGGTGCTTCGTTCCACCGATGGACAAGAGGAGAAGTTGGTCAAGTTGGTCAACATGGCCAAAAAGGGTGGAACGAATCGCCAGGGGGTCACCACCGTAAATCCGAAAACCGCATTGGACAGCGTTCGCGCCACCATCTACAACGCAGCAATCAACGCATCGTCAACCAAAGACGGTGTATTGGACCTCAACGTGTTTGAGGCGATGTTGACTCGACCAAGCGTCACTGGCAACAAGCCCGTGATTCAGATCATGCAGGAGCAAGGGCTTCTTGACAGAGAGGGTGTCAAGGAGTTGAAGACGATGTTTGCGGTTGCCGGGAACATGAAGAAGTGGCAGTCGCAGGCAATGACTGTGGACACTGGTGACAAGCAAGCGTCTTGGTTGATGTCTCTCTTGGCTAGGGCGGGCGGGTCAATTGGTCTCAGCACTGCCAAAAGTGCAGCCGGGATCAAGGGTAGTGGTGCCGATCTGATCGTCCACAGCGCCGTTGCCCGTGGGATGGACCACGTTGTCACTACCCTGCCGCTGGCAAAGCAAAAGGATGTCATCGTCGCCCTAATGACCGACCGGCAAGCGTTTGCTCGCGCAATGGAGAAGACTGACGATGTGGCGCGACAAGCATCCAACACAAGGTTCATGAATGCATGGCTCACGCAATGGGGCCTAACATCAGAAATAGCGAAAGAGGGTGCTGGAATTGCCAGCTATCTCATGACTGACGAGGAACTCAAATGACCATCAGCACCACCGACTCGCGCATCTCGTACAACGGCAACAGTGTCACCACGGTCTTCTCGTTCCCGTACCGGTTCCTGGCCAACGGGGACCTCGTGGTGATCAGCGTCTCGTCCGCTGGCGTCGAGACCGTCAAGGCCATCGTGACCGACTACACCCTGACTGGTGCAGGCGATGACGCAGGCGGCACGGTCACGATGAACGTGGCCCCGGCCTCGGGCACCCGGTTGATCATCTACCGGGACACCGACATCGTGCAGGAGACCGACTACATCTCCGGCGACCCGTTCCCGGCAGAGACCCACGAACGTGCGCTGGACCGACTGACCATGATCGCGCAGGAGATCGGGTCCGACGCTGACCGAGCCATCAAGGTGCCGGTGGGCGACTCGTCGAGCCTGGGTACCACGCTGCCGGCCGCTGCGAACCGTCTGGACAAGTTCATCGTGTTCGACTCGACGACCGGTGAGACCCAGTTGTCCGAGATCACCGTGAGCGAGTTGGCCAGTGCGGTCGCAGCAGCTTATGCCGCAGGGTCCACGGCTGATGCGGTGACGTTCATCAACACCGGCACGGGCGCCGTGTCCCGCTCGGTTCAGAATCGCCTGCGGGACCTCGTCTTCAAGGACGACTTCAGCAGTTTCGCCAACGCCAAGACCCGGGCCGATGGGGCGCTGCTGACCATGTTCGCTGCCCCCACGGTCAACCTGACCCACGAGCCTCCGCTGGGTGGTGGCGCAGTACCCGTGAACGGCTACCTCAAGCAGGGCCTGATCTCCGGACACATCGGCATCGGCAACGGGATCACGGGGATCAACGCTGTCGTGGGTCTGCAGGGCAACGAGTACTACACCAACCCGGAGCAGGAAGTTCGGGGTGTCTCCTACGTGGTGCGCAACACTCGCACGCTGCCCGATGAGTCAACGCTGGGGTGGGACTTCTTCGGGGTCGCGGGGATCGTGACCGTGGAGGCTGGAAACACGCAGGAGATCATCGGGAACCAGAAGGCGGTTGTCGGCGAGTTGTACTTCAACGCCCCCACGAGTGGCAGTTACCTCGTACGCAAGGCCCACAACTTCCAGGCGTCCGCTCCAGCCATCGGGGCGAACGTGACCGTGACCAACTGGTACGGTCTCGTGGTCAACAGCCCCACGGGTTCGGGGACCATCACCAACGGGTTCGGTATCTACATCGAGTCGATGAGCCTGCCGACGACCAAGGCCGCGATCCGCATCCTGGGCGAGGATGACGCCGGCCGGATCATGTGGAACGACACCAGCATCACGCAGTTGTCGACGAACAAGTTGCAGATCAACCTCGGCACCACCATCGTCAAGGAGGACTCCAGCGGCAAACTGGAGTTTGATCTTGACGGCAAACTGCTCGTGTTGACCGATCCTCTGGTGGCCACGACCGTGGGTGCCGCAGGCGGTGCATCCGCGCTTCCCGCGACCCCGCAGGGCTACCTTCGTGTACTCATCGGTGGCACCGAGCGCAAGATCCCCTATTACCCGACCTGATCATGGACGCACAGACCCAACTCAACGAGGCAGTGGCCCTGCTCATCGGGAACCTGACTATCGAGAATCAGGCACTGAAACTACAATTGCAAGCGGCCCGCGCTTTGCTGGAACAACTGCAGCCCAAACAACCCCCGCCCCCATGAAAGGAGACCGATGAGCGATGAACAAAAACTCACCGACTCCGAGATCGCAGAGATTCGTGCAGCCAAAGTAGAAAGGGACCGATGGAAATGGCTTCTGAACATGTTTCGACGGGTGGCTTTGTGGACCGTCGCTCTGGTTGCCGGACTTCACGCCTTGATCGAAAAAGGCGCGGAGTTGCTGAAGTGGCTCCAACAAAAGCCATGATGCTCGACGAACTGGCGCACCGGTATCGGTGGGTCGCATACTGCGTCATCGCCGCTTCAGTGTACCTGCACAATCTATGACGCTCGCTGAGATGCTCACACGGGACGAGGGTCGGGTGCGCCATGCGTACCAGGATCACCTCGGGTTCTGGACCATCGGGGTCGGGCGGCTGATCGACCAGCGCAAAGGTGGCGGGCTCTCGGAGGACGAGATCGACTACCTTCTGCACAACGACATCCGGCGCAAGACGGCCGAGGTCGCCAAGGCCCTGCCGTGGCTCTCCAACCTCAACGGTGCCCGCCAGGCTGTGCTCGTCGGCATGGCGTTCCAGATGGGCACTGAGGGCCTCCTGAAGTTCAAGAACACCCTCGCCATGGTCCAGGCCGGCGACTACGAGAGTGCTGCCAAAGGGATGCTCCAGAGTCTGTGGGCTCGGCAGACACCGGAGCGTGCGGCTCGAATGGCCAAGCAGATGCGAACAGGAGAGTGGACATGAACCCCTTGATTCTCGGACCCATTCTGGAGGTCGGAAAGCGGCTGATCGACAACCTGTTCCCGGATCCTGCGGCCAAGGCCAAAGCGGAACTCGACATGATGGTCCTGCTGCAAACGCAGGACTTGCAAAAAGTCATGGGTCAACTGGAAATCAACGCCGCCGAGGCTGCGAACCCCAACCCCTTTGTCGCAGGCTGGCGACCTTTCATCGGCTGGTGCTGTGGTCTCGGGTTCCTGTGGGCTGCGATTGGTCATCCGGTGTTCGCCTACGTGGCCACCGTCAAAGGCTGGCCTGCGGCTCCGGCCATCGACACAGATGTGCTGCTGTACGTGCTGGGCGGGATGCTGGGGTTAGGGACACTGCGAACGGTAGAGAAGGCGAAGGGAGTGGCCTAGCCCTCCCCCTTGAGTGCGGCGTCGATAGCGTCCGGTATTGCGCGGATACGGTTGGACAGTTTGTGCAGCGCCTCGGCGGCGTGCGGGTTGATGCCAATGGTGTGGAGGTCTTGCATGATGTTGCTCACTTGGGCACCTCCGGGGAGGCTGCGGGGTTTGGCTGCGGAAACATCAGCGCCCATTGGCCCCCTACTTGCCAAGCCATCCAAGCAATTTGCTGTTGCGCCGAAACGTATTCTTTGTTGGTACTGCGGATCGGCATGTTGGCGACACTCTTTCCGGCAAAGTGGTCGCAGTACCAAGTCTCAAATGCAACGCGAGATTCTGTTTTCATAGCTTCTCCGGGGAGGCTGCGATGCCGTGGGCGGCTTCGATGGCGCGGGCAATATGGCGTTTTCCGATCCAGTGCTTGGTGCCGTTGATGTAGAGCGCGTCAATCTGCTCATCCGTCAGCGGCACAGGCACAGGGGCGGGCTGTGCTGCATCCAATATTGCGGCGTAGTGAGCCTTGGAACACATTACAAGGTCACGATGGCTAAAGTGGCCGTTTGTCATCTGGCCGTCTTGAATCCGCTGAGCTATGTCTTGCAAATCGTCTACGGCAGGGGCGGGCTGTGCTGCCACGCACAGAGGCTCGACCTCAAACGTATCACTTGTCTTCTGGCGCGGCGGCGTGTTCAGGTTAACGAACCAGTCTCCCCAGGCCTTGCTTTCGTGTGGACGCTGACGCCAGCGCCAAGCTACCGGCTCGGCGGGGGCGGGCTGTGCTGCCAAGAATTCGTGTATCTCATCGCACAGTTTCCTAGCCAGCGTCGGGTAGCTTTTTTCCAACAGGGGCAGCGCCTGCTGCAATAGTTCTCTGCTCATAGTGGCGCATCCTCAAAGTTGTCGGGGTTGAGTGGAATAGGCTGCGCCGGTTGGGCAGGCGGCAGATTCGTGGGGAAGGGCCAGTCGCTCATTTTGATTTCCTTCCGAGCCTGAGAACCACCACCTTCTCCAAAGTGGTGAACCTGTGATTGTTGAAACACTGATAGCGTCTGCGGACCCCTTCGGCGTGTTTGCGGGTTTCCAGTGTGTCAGCGGGCTTGCCGCACTCGGGACACTTCACAGCAGACCATCCCGGCGCATGTAGTCCAACTCACCCTTCATGGAGTCCGCGACTTCCTGCGCCCGGGTTTCCTGATCGGCGAGATCCTCGTCGAAGTCTTCCTCGGGTGCGCTGAAGAAAATGTCCCCGAGCCAGATGATTGCCATCACAGCGCAGATGGCACCGATCATCCAGAGTTGAGTGACGGTCATGCTGCCTCCCTCGCTTTCAGTTGGCGAACCACATCGGCGTGATACCGCATCATGGCCCGGTGATACTCGGCAGCGGCTAGGTGCTTGACCCACTGGCGCTCGGACTCCTCGATTTGTCGCTGCGCAAGGGTCTTGGCGCTGGGTAGCCGGAACAGTTCAATCAGGGCTTTCATCATCTCTCCTTTGTTGTGATGTGCAACAGTGTAAAACAATTAAATCCCGCGTGTCAAGCGGTATTGCTTCACGGCATTTCGCAGCCCCGCCTGAGTCTGTGCCTTCTCGTCCAGCGCCATCGCTTGCGCCTGATCCAGCGTGTCCAGCACCATGATCCTGTGGCAGATCACAGGAGCCCCCTGACCCTGACGCCGGATGCGTGCGTTCATCTGATCGTACAGGTCCAGGCTCCAGTTGAGTCCGTACCAGACGATGATGTGCCCGCACTTCTGCAGACCGTCGATCCCGTGGCCCATGCTCGCCGGGTGGCCGATCATCAGGGCGCAGTCCCCCGAGGCCCACCGGGCCATGGCGTTGGTGAGCGCAGCCTCTGACTTGCACTCGGTCAGGTTCACGGGACGAAGGTGCTTGAACTTCTCCATGATCCTCTCGGCGTCACTCCGGTAAGCGTAGGCGCACAGTACCTGCTGGCCCTGTGCCTCGTCGATGATCTCCTCCAGCGCCTCCAGCTTGAGGTCGTGGATCGGCTCCCACAGAGGCATCCCGGCCACGGGGTACATGGCGCCATTGGAGAACTGGAGGCACTTGTTGGTCAAGGACGCCTGGTTGAACATCTCGACCTCTTTGCCGCTGTCAAGCTGGATGAACAACTCCTTCTCCATCCGGTTGTACAGGGTGCGCAGGGCCTCGGGTAACTCGATGCTCACATCGTTGACCATCATGTCGGGGAGCGGGTTGTAGTCGGCTGCAGACATCTCCAGCGTGATGTCCCCGATCAACTGCTTGATCTCGTTCTCAGCCCCCTCGTAGGGCACCTCGCGGTGTGGACCCTCCTTGCGATAGAACCGCTGCCGGAACGCCGTCTTGCTGGTCCCCAGGCGCAAACCCTTGTCCACCACGAGGTACTGCCCGTGCAGATCCTTGTACCCGTTGGAGGCCGGGGTGCCAGTGAGTCCCGTGGTCCACTTGAAGTGGGGCAGGATCTTCTTGGTGGCCTTGACTCGCTGGGTGTTCGAGTTCTTGCACTTTGATATTTCGTCCCACACGAGCCCGTCGAACGGTGGGTCGCGGTGCTTGGAGATGAAGTAGGTGGCCAGCGTCTCCGCGAGCCACCCGAGGTTCTCGTAGTTCACCAAGTAGATATTCGCCGGCCGCAGGAGAGCCCGGGTCCGCTGGTCCTTGGTGCCCGTGAGCAGCGAGAACGTCAGGTGCTTGGTGTGCTGCCACTTGAGGGCCTCCTGACGCCACACCAGTCGAATCACGCGGATGGGGGCCACGATGACCACGCCTCGCAGGAACCCGCAGGACAACAGGTGCGCGATGCTGGTGAGCGTGATAGCGGTCTTCCCCAAGCCCATGTCGAGCCAGAGCATCGTGGCTGGGTGGGTGCACTGGAAGTTGACCGCGCTCTGCTGGTAAGGGAACAGTTGCGCGGGGGTCAGCACGGTCGGCACTCCATGTAGGCGCGGATCACTTGCTCCGCGACTTGCGGGACGATGGCGTTACCGTAGGCGCGCAGTCGTCCCACTCGGTTGGATACCCCATGAGCCAGCGGGAATGTGCCGGGTTCAACTGGCCTCCACTTCCCGTCGCGGCATGGGAGCCAGTCGCATCGGGACCAGTGATTGCTGCCACGTTCGGTAATTGTTTCTGACCCGAGTCTTTGCGTTCCGTGCTTGCCATCCAGTGATCGAGTGCCATCGGCGTAGGCCAATTCGACAACCACACCGTCCTCCCGAGCAGCGAGTTCAACTCCACGTTGTCGCACTGGCTCCCGTCCTTCCAGTCTCTTGTTGTTGTTGTTGGCCAGCCAACTAGGTTCGCCTCGTCCCTCAGTTTGTAGCGACCCGCTGTTCCATTGCGAATCTCCATGACCCCACCCTCCCCGTCCGATGCGCTGGTCGTTCGCCAGCCAATCAGGTGCGCCACTGACTCCACACACATCTGCTTCCCGCTCGCCAGTCGCCGGTCTGCCATCTCCGGTGTGCTGTATCGCCACTTCTCGTCCGATGCGCTGGTCGTCGGCCACGAACCAGAGTCTTTGCCTGATGTGCGGAGCCCCGACGCCCGCAGCAGGGACACCGACTGCCCCGAAGGCGTAACCTTCACCTTCCAAGTCATCTTGAACAAGGTCGAGCCAGCCGTGGTTAATCGCTGCATCAACCTGTTCACCAAAGATGACTGGAGGTCGTTGGCTCCGTACAAGATGGAACCAATGCGGCCATAGGTGCCGCTCGTCAGCAGTCCCTGCTCCTTGGCCTGCGACGCTGAAAGGCTGGCAGGGGCAACTGCCGGTCCACACGGGTCTGTCGTCAGACCACCCGGCGAGCCTGAGAGCCAGGCTCCAGCCACCGATGCCGGCGAAGAAGTGGCATTGGGTGTACCCAACCAAGTCGGAAGGTCGGACATCTGAGATTGATCGTTCATCTACTTCTCCGGGTGCAATGTGCCCTGCGGCAATTAGGTTACGCAACCACTGTGCCGCATACTTATCGATCTCGTTGTAGTAGTTCATCGCAGCGCCATGAAGTCAATAGTCGTGCGCCCGTTCTCCACCGAGTCCACGACAAACACCGCGACTCCCTGGACCCGCAGGCGCTCGTGTTCACGGTCCTGTGCCGGTGTGACCTTGACACCCTCACGCTTGAACTCGATGAAGAAGACCACACCCTTGGGCGTGATGAGCAGGCGATCAGGCACTGCGGCCCTTTCCGGCGAAGTGAACTTGTAGACCAGAAACCCATTGGACTTTGCATAGTCGCAGACACTGCGCTCAATCTGTTTCTCAAGAAGGTTTGCCATTGCCTGTCTCCATGGTGTAGCGGGTCATCGCTGCTTCTCGACGGGTCTTGTCCTCGACCAGTCGCTCCACAAGCCCCCAGAACTCGTGAGCGTTGGGGCCGACCATCTCGGCCGCGTCGATCTCGCACTCGTTCTGATACCACTCATCGAATGTCATCATTCTTCTGTTCTGATACCACTCATCGAATGTCATCGTTCTTCTCCTTTGGTGTTGTGGCAACAAGGTGCCTGAGATGCTGGATCAGTTCGTGCTGATCCTGTAGTTTCAAATACGCCTCGGTGGCAAAGCGCACGAGGTTCTCGTGGGTCCAGGTGGCGAAGGTAGGGAGGTCGGGCTCATTCATGACATCCCCAGTACAAGTTTCTCAACCTCGCGCACGTAGTAGTCGAAGTCCACCGGCAACCGACCCGCTTCTCGAATGTCGTTGCACACTTGAACCCCCCAACCAGACTCCACGCCTATGCGGCGCCATTCCTCCTTGCCCTTCAATGGCGGCATCCACTTGAACAGGTGCCCACCACCCTTGGCGATGTAGTACCTCGTGATGTTCTGGATCCGCTCGTCTCCGCATGTCAGGAACGAAGACCGAGGCACCTTCGTCCGAAGCATGAAGTCCATCATCTCAGGCCACTGCTCCACGGTCTCGCGGATCGGTGCGCCTTCGAGCAGCACCTTCTCGGCCACCTTGGGCACCACGAGTGCGCTGTGGTTCTGGTGCCACTCAAGGTCGTGCTCGTAGGCACCCTTCCTTTTCACCTTGCCATCGAGGTACTGGCCGATGTAGTTGTTGACATCGCGGATGCACATGCGCCGGTAGGTCATCTGCTCCAAGGTCAACTTGGTCTGCTCTTGCCACCAGTCGCATACTCGCTTAAGCACGGCACTCGACCCATGGGGAATCCGCACGGTCATGCCGTCCGTGTTGCACTGGATCAACTGCACCCCTGGCACATGCTGCATGACCATCTCGGCCAGCAGGCACAGCAGCAGTTGCCCGTTGAGCGTGATCGACATGGTGAACAGCGGGTCATAGAACACCGAGAACACGTTGTTGCTGTCCCCGTAGACCCCGTTGAGCGCGAGCTTGAGCATCGCGTTCTCGGGGGAGCCCTTGGGGTGCTTCTTGCGCTCCTCGAACAGGTGCTGGTAGATGTCCACGAACGAGCCGCCGAGGTGCGCGGGTCGAAACCCATTGGCAATGGCCAAGGTGGGGTAGTACGAAGTGACATCGAGGTCCACGATCACGAACCCCTCGTTGGACTCGATGATCTCGGACTCCACAGACCCATGGATGCCCCCGAGTCCGAAGACAAAGGTGAACCCGCGCACCGTGGCGGTCACATCGGTGAACACCCCCTTGGTCTCGGTGATCGTCTGGCTCTTCAGCCACTCCAGCATCCGCTGGAACTCAGGCTCTTGGAACGTGATCCACGGCAGGATGGCGTCACGCAGCGCGATGCTCGGGCGCTTGGTCTGCCGGGGCTGGCGTCCCTGTGGGCCGTAGTCATAACACGCGACCCCCGCTGCCTCCAGTTCCATCACGAAGTAGTCCTTGCCGATCTTCGTGTCGTTGTGGTTCATGAAGTCCCGCTGATACCGGTACGTCAGGTCAGCACGGAACCGGATCATGTCGAGTGACTTGAAGTAGAACTTCTTGGTCTCGAGGACATCGTGCCGGTTGTACTGCTTGAGCACGGGCACCTGCTCCAGCGTGAGGCTCGTGCCCACCGGGAACGGGAGGTCACTGATGTTGTCGGACCTCATGTTGAACTCCAGCACCTTAAGCCCCGTGGAGCGGGCCCGGTTGTCGAAGTGGTGAATGAGGAACAGGTCAAGTTGGTCCACTAGGCGGTCGGTGGGCTTGACCTGGTGCATCCAGCGGTTGTCGTCGTCCTGCGCCGTGATGATCGCCATGGCCTTGTCGTATAGGGTCCGCGCATCAGCGTGCCCCATGCGGCACAGGGTGTGCAGGATCGGGTAGTCGAAGCCGAGGCTGTTGAACCCCACCAGTCGGGCGTCGATACTCTTGAGCCAATGCACCCACTCGATGATGGCTCGGGAGTCGTTGCGCCAGTCGCTGATCTCGAAAGACCACTCGATAGGCAGGTGCGCGTGTTGGGCGTTGATCGTGAAGACGTTGGGGTACGTCTCCAGATCAAACACTATGTCGTTCACCGCCCACCGAGGAACGAGGGCAGAGCAGGCGGCGCACCAAAGGGTGCAGCCGGCATCTGTGGTGCCGGGGCAAAGCCGCCCATGAACGCAGGCATCGCGGCCCCTGACGCACTTGGCCCCGTAGGTGCAGCGACGGCACCAAACAGGCCGGAAACGTCCGCAGGGCCTTCGCCGAAGGGGGTGTCGTCCCGCAGGAACTGCACAGCCACCAAGTCGCAGCGGATGCCGTTGCCGTGCTTGTTCTTCTGCACCCAGGGCTTGATCGCAGCGTTGACCCTGCATCCCCCGTACATCTTGCGGGCAATGGCCATGCACGCCATCGTGTTCGCGGGGTCGGCCGGTTGCCCGTTGTCCTGGATCATCTGGGGCTGGCGATCAGATCCAGCGGTGATGAACACCATGCCCGGGTAGCCATCGTAGGGGGCGAAGGTCTTCTTGTTGATCTTCTCGGACCCCATGCCGAAGCCGCGCAGCTTGCGGTCGTTCTGGATCATCTGCATCACGGTGCCCGCGTGCTCGGCAAACGTGGCAACCATGATCTTGCTGTAGTGCTCGTAGAACTGCACGAACCCCTTGTGATCCTGCGGCATGATGAACTCGCAGTTGTACGAGATCCGCTCCTTGCCGGTCTGCTCGTTGATCTGCTTCTGGGGCTCGGCGAGGTGGGGAAACGAGAGGCGAACGTCGCTCAGGAAAATGACATCTGACATTGGGATTACTCCAGTTGATTTACGAGAGCCACGAGGGCAGAGACTCTGCCACCGGGGCTTGGGGGACCGCTGCGAACAGCGGCGAGGCATCCAGCACCACGGCAGGCCGGGAGTCGGATTCGGGGACCACGGTGAGCTTCCCAGCCACCTTGGACACGTACTCGGTGTCCAGCGTCTTGAGTTGACGCTCGGACAACTGCTTCACGATCTTCTCGCCGGCCTTGGTCGCCTCCCACTTGAGTTTCTCGACCTTGGCCACCGTGACGAGTTTGGTCTCGTAGACCGCCGACTTGGGGATGCCCATCTTGATCAACTTGTCGGCCATCTCGTCCTCAGGCAGCGCCCAGGACCGCGAGCCACGACCATGCACCACCTTGAGCCCGGGGATCGCTTGACCGGCCTTCAGGCGGCGCAGGGCCTCCTCCTCGACCGACTCGATCATCTGACGCACCAGAGGCGCAGCGAGCATGATCTGGCTGATCTTCTCGGGGGTCATGGTGTTGGGGTCGAGGTCGGCAGCTTGCTGCGACAACTCGCTGACCGGGTTGACCGGCTGGTTCAAAACAGGGAAAGACATTCCCATCTCCTTTACCAAGTCGCCGGCCCGTTGCGAGCACGACTTGTGTTTACAGTATTTGCAATGACTCCCGGACACCAGGGGTGCGTCGGGTTGATCGGTGGCTGCAGCGCCCGCGACGAATTTGCCAATCTTGCCCATGAGTTCGGGGATTGTCAAGTCGTGCGAGGTGATGACGGGCAGGCCCTTCAAGGCCATCTTGGGCTGGATGATCGTGGTCTTGATCGTCTGGAACCCGTAGTCCCCGTTGATCGGCAACTTGAGTTTCGCCAGTGCCCCGAGTGCATACAGTTCGAGTTGCGGGTTGTCCTTGGCCGTGACCTCGTTCATCCCGTCCTTGTAGTCGATGACCTCGAACGCATCAGGGGTCGTGATCTGGACATCGGCCGTGCCACTCATGTCGTCGCGCCCGAGGAAGTGCGCCGGTTGGACCTTGGACTCCGCAACCACCTGACCCATGAACCCGGCCCGCTGGCGCACGTAAGTCAAAGCCTGTGCCACCCGATCAGCCCGGGCTCGGTCAACCACAAACTCACCCTCGTGGTCCTTGAGTTTGATGCCGATCATCTTCAAGGGATCACCGTTGCCCTTGATGCAGTGCTCCAGCAGCGTGTGGCTGTGGGTGCCGTCAATGGCACCCGGGCCACTCGGAGGCTCGGGGTACTTCGCCTCCTCGCGCACAGACCCCGGGCACGCGAGCCAGCGGTATGCGCTGCTCGGGCTCAGTTTGGAGTGGGTGGTCATGGTTTACCACCATCTTCGTAATACTTTCGTTCCTTGAGCATTGCTTCAGCTTGATCGAAAGCAAACGCTGCAACGTCACTCAGGTCCCACAGACACCCATCATGCCCAGTATCACGAGCACCGGCATAGCTCTCAGCGATATAAGCAGCCATTGCATGCGCCGCAAAATAATCACGCAGAGACATACCTCTCACAGCAAAATAAGTGCCTTCAGGTGTGGGGAACGCCGGACCTCCGTCATCGGGTGTAGTCATGTCGACCTCCCCCTCATTGGACCAAGTTTCTTCATATCCTCGAATCCGGTGATGGTGGGGAACTCTTGCAACTCACCTCGGCTCTCAACCTCACCGATGAGCACACACGGTATTTCCGAAGCCACCTCAATCAACCCACTCTCAAACGCAATCTCAAGTTCGTCCCCCGTGTGGTCAGCGTCGTTGTACAAAGCATGGAATGTGATGGTGATGATCTTGTGAGCAATTGTCATGATTACCCCCGCTTCAGAGCCTCGACACCCGCGAACAGGGCACCGTACTGCTCGGGCTTGACATCGTTGATGTTGGCAACGCCGATGCTGGTCAGCACACCCTGGATGCCAGCACCCTTGGTCGGACCCATCGACTTGTAGGCGTCCATGACGTAGGCGATCAGGCCCTGGCCATCTGCAAACGGGGCGCTGGGTGCAGCGGGTGCGGGCATCGCAAAGGTCGGCGGCGCGGGCATCTGCGGGGCGGCGGGTGCGGTGAACTGCGGGGCCACTGGTGGCTGCACCACGAAGGCGACAGGTGCGGCAGCTTGCGGTACAGTGGTTGCCCCGGCGCGCAGAGCGGCGGTGAGTTCAATGACGGCGGCGGTCAGTGCCGCGAGGTTTTGTTCAATCGACATGGTAAAGGTTCCTTTTGGTTGGGTTGGGTTGAATCACGAGACGCCCTTCAATGAAGGCATCGACGATCTCACGCATGACATCACTCGGCTTACCGAACTGCATTGCCTTACGGTGAAATTTGGTGCGACTGGACTTCGAGACCCTGACGGTCAGGAAGCAGTCTAGGTTTGGTTGCTTTGACATTTATTTCTCCGGTTCCGTTGCACAACTGTATCACGTTCGTGTACCATTGCAAGCACCGCAACGAAAATATTTTGGAGAAGTGATGTGAACCAGCCAAAAAGAAACCCGCCGAAGCGGGTTAAGGGGTCCAACACCCAGGAGAAAGCGATGACTAACGGGATGATTCTATGACACCAACACCAGTCGCGCAACACCCATCGTCCGTTGAGACCTACATCCGCCACGGGTGGTCCCTCGTACCCATCCCCCCTGGCACCAAAGGCCCAGCGCACAAGGGGTGGAACCTGAAACAGAGCGCCCTGACGCTGGAGCAGACCTTGCCCCCGGGGTACGGCATCGGCCTGGCGCACGCCTACTCGGGCACCATGGCGCTGGACATTGACAATTGGGACCGCGCCGCGTTCGAGTTGATGATGCGCGGCATCGACCTGCATGCCCTGTACGCTGCCCCCGATGCCGTCATCATCGACTCAGGGCGGGCGGGTCATGGGAAGCTGTTGTACGCGATGCCGTTCGGGCTGGCCCTGCCATCCAAGCGGGTCATCATCGACGCCACCACGATCTACGAACTGCGCTGCGCCACAGGCAACGGAGTCACGGTGCAGGACATCCTCCCACCCACTATCCACCCCGACACCAAGCAGCCGTACCGCTGGGCTGGCAGTGGTCACTGGTCCCGTTTGCCCACGATTCCACAGGCCCTGCTGGACCTCTGGCAGTCCCTGCTGGCCGGCGAGTCCCGCTCACCCCAGACTGCGGTGCAGGAGGGCTCGGAGAAGGTCGATTGGGCCGAGATCGTCTCGGCTCTTGGTGCGGTCTCCTCGGACTGCTCACGCGAGGACTGGATCACTATCGGCATGGCCTGTCAGTGCGCTGGCGTCTTGAGTGCACAGCCAGACAGAGCGTTCGAGGTGTGGGACACATGGAGCAAGGGGTCAACCACCAAGTACCCGGGGCCTCGGGACATGGCAACCCAATGGAACTCGTTTCGCGCCGACAAGGGCAACCGGGTGACGCTGGGCTCGCTGTTCAAACTGGCCCACGATGCAGGGTGGTCCAAGCCCCTGCCCGACGCGTCGACCTTCTTCTCCCCGCTCACCGAGATCAAGCACCCCGAGCAGGTCATCACCGACATCCGCATCCCGCCACCCGATCTGGACTTCGACCTCGTGCCGCCTGTGCTGCGCACCCGGGCGCTTGAGATCAGCGAGCACATCGGCTGTGACCCGCTGGTGCCCCTGATGGCTGGCATGGCTGCGGTGTGTGGTGCAGTGGACGCTCGCACCAGGCTGGAGTTGATGCCCGGGTTCAAGGTGCCTCCGGTGCTGTGGATATGCTCCATCGGTGAGCCCGGGGACAAGAAGACTCCAGGGTCCAAACCGATGTTCGAGATCCTGACCCAACTCGAACGGGAAGACGCCCCTCGTTTCGCAAAGGCGGCTGTGGACTTCGAGGTCAACGAGGCTCGGTATGTCGTGGCCAAGAAGCACCTGATCGACAGTGCCACGGCCCCCGAGGCGCTCTTGACCAACAGCCCTTTGCCCACCCTGCCACCGAACCCGGCAAAGCCCGTGCCGCTCAAGATCACGGTGCAGGACATCTCCTCGCAGAAACTCGTGCGCCACGCGGCCGACAGGCCCCGGGGCTTGCTGTGCGCCTTGGACGAGATGGCCTCGTGGGTCGAGAAGGTCTGCGACCCTCGAAGCGGGGATGACCGCAGTGCCTGGACCGTAGCCTATGAGTCTGGCAGGTACGAGATGGACAGGGTGGGCACGGGCACCACGCTGGCCGACAACTATGCGGTGGCGTTTTTTGGGAACCTGCAGCCTCGGGTGCTGCGCGAGAACTTCAAGGCCCTCTCGAAGGATGGACTGGTGCAGCGGTTCATCCCGGTCAACATCAGGGCCGACATGAGGAAGCTGGGCAACCCGGTGCCCTCCTACATGACCAACTCGGCAGAGTACGACCAGGCCATCCGGGTGTGCTTCGGCCTGCCTCCCATGACCTACAGGCTCACGGGTCCGGCCTACGACACCTATCGTGCGTTCCAAAGGTGGTACGAACGGGCGATGACTGACGAGCGCATACTAAAGGGCTCGGAGACCGTGCAGACGGCCATGGGCAAGATGGAGGGCCTCGTGGGTCGCATCGCACTCGTGTGGCACTGCATCGAGGCTCCGTACTCCATTGAAGTCTCTGAGCCCCTGATGGTCAGAGCCATTGAGTTCGTGCGCCGGTTCGTGATCCCAAGCCTGCGGTACACGTTCGATGGGGACTACGGCGGTGCCGTGGGGCTGGAGAAGTGGTGCTCGGAGTATGTGCTGCAGTATGCCGATCAGGACCAGTTCACCCTAGGGACACTGAAGCGCAGCGCCAGGCGCCAGATCGAGGGCATGTCGAGCATTACGGCGCAGCAGCAGCTGCTCATCGCCATGGCCCCGCTGGAGGACGCGAAGTGGGTGGCTCGCATGGACGATGGGTCGCAGGAGTTCCGGGGCATGGCGACATGGGCCATCAACCCGGGCCTGAAGGAGTGGTTCAGAGACTATCGGGATCAGGTGACGGCAGCGAAGCAGCGGCGCCGGGACGATCTGCACCAGGGGCCAAAGACAGAGCGGACCCGGGTGCCGGGGTACACGGGGCCTCGGGAGCCTGCTCTTGAAAAGAGGGTGGCGTGAACATCATCGAGTTCGGCGACTGCCGAGAGATCATGCGCAAGTGGGCGATGTTGGGGTTCAAGGCTCAGATATGTGTCACCAGTCCTCCGTATTACGGGTTGCGCGACTATGGGCATCCGGGTCAATTGGGTCTGGAGAAGTCACCCGATGAGTATGTGAAGTCGATGGTCGAGGTGTTCCGGTGCGTGCGGGATGTGCTCGCGGATGACGGGACCCTGTGGTTGAACCTCGGGGACTCGTATGCGAGAACAGGCGGCACTCAAGGTGGCGGCAATCGAGAGTTGATGCACATGGAGGGCGCACAGGCTCGAATGTGCGCCATACCCGAAGGGTCAGGGCTCAAAGCCAAAGACTTGATCGGTATACCGTGGCGCGTTGCCTTCGCGCTGCAAGCCGATGGGTGGTATCTGCGACAGGACATAATCTGGCACAAGCCCAACCCGATGCCGGAAAGCGTCACCGACCGATGCACCAAGGCGCATGAGTACATTTTCATGTTGTCAAAGGCGCCACGGTACTACTACGACCACAATGCAATCAAAACCCCAATGGCGCAATCATCAGTGGACAGGCTGAGTCAGGATGTTGGAAACCAAAAGGGATCAGATCGAGTTCCGGGTAAGACCAATGGGAACATGAAAGCGGTGGGAAAGATTGACAAGCAACGCGGGCATTCTCGACGGCACGCGGGGTTCAATGACCGATGGGACTCGATGACCAAGGAGGAACAGTTCCAAGGCGGTGCGAATAAGCGCAGCGTCTGGACCGTTGCCACTCGACCGTACAAGGGTGCCCACTTTGCCACGTTCCCCGAAGCACTGATTGACCCTTGCGTGCTGGCCGGCAGTCGTTCTGCTGACATTGTTCTGGACCCATTCATGGGGTCAGGAACCACGGCAGCGGTGGCGCTGAAGCACGGGCGCCAGTATCTCGGGTGCGAGTTGAACCCCGATTACGAGGTGCTTCAACGAGAGCGCCTGCTCAAAATCCAAAGCTAGTTAGCACGCACTAACTTGAAACCTGAGGGAGGGGGTCTCACGACCTGCCTCCCTTTTTCGTTTTCCGGAAACCCAAAATTGCCTCGGAAAACGGCTTTTGGGTACGGATTTCCCCCTATACGGACGACGAGAGCCAGGCCGGGATATCGGGAGCGGGGGATTCTGGGGCCTGTGGGGCGTTTTCCTGGCTCGCGGCACCAGTACCCTTAGCCGGCCGGCCGCGTGGCCGCTTGGCTTGATCTGGTGCAGATGCGCGGGCTTCGCTCAATAGTTCGCCCTGGAGCATCGGGTAAGCCCTGCCGATACGCTGCAGAATGGCGAATAGGCGCAGTGTTGCAGAATCGGGGTTTCGGGTCCCGTTCTCCCACTTCTTCAGCGTATGGACCGGGACACCTAGGTAGTGCGCCATGGCCAGTTCGGACAAACCTAGGTCAGCTTGCCATTGTTTCATTTCGAAGGGAGTCATGTTTCGATTCTCCAAAAGGTTACCCGGGCGCATAGGCCCGGGTTTGTGGTTTAGGGGTGACTGGTGCCGGGTTAGTTGGGTTTCGCGGTATCCTGGATCCGCTGAAGCTTGTCGAAAATAGCGCATGCATCGGACATTTTCAGAGCATCGGATGCAAGGGTACCGATGGTGCGCATGTCGTCAACGCGGGCCCGTAGTCGATCAGCCACTAGGCGCAAATGTGGGGATTCACAGCCCTCGCATGTACGCAGGATCTCGTTATCCGTCATTGTGTGGTGGAGAAACATGGTTCAGGCTTTCAGAGTTTCAATGCGGGCTTTGCAGCGCGCTATGCGTCGTTCAACAAAATCACGACCGTGGAGATTCCAAAGCCTTTCCTGGCGGGCACCAATGGATCCACCGAATCGATGTGCAGACCATTGCCAGATCAACCGATAGGCCCGCCTGGCGGATTCTGTGAATCGCTCATTACCGACAATGCCATAACGGTCGACCGATTCAACATCGGCAAGAGATGCACGCGAATTGATCCAATTTGACAATTGGATTGTGTCTTTCATGTTCATGGTTTACCTCAGATTGATATAGCCCTGCATGCCTGCAGCATGCGCCAATTGAACCGCATGGTCGCGGTTGTCCAATGTCTGAATCAGGTACTTGACGAGTGCTACCCATTCATCGGAGCGGCATTGCAGGGCCAAGTATTCATCCTGCGTGAGATCACTGGTGCCGATGTACCGATGGTGCCGGCCGATATGACGTCGGGCCATGCGTCCCGAGATGATCATGCTGCGGCTCATGGCAAAACCTCGATTCTTGAATAGTGCTCCAACATCTCCGCAGCTTGTTCCGACTCTACGCATTCGACAAAGTAGCAGATACAGGCGCCGGGTACATCGTATCGACCACAGCCAACAGAACGGGCCCGATAACCCGTCTTGCGGGTAACCATACCAATAGCGCCCCGTTCAGTGCTGGCAGTGACAAGGAAACGATTAACCCATGAATAATTAGCTTCGCCGCCATAGGTGTCGGTCATCTCAATGAAGAATTGATGTTTCATGCGAACCACCTCCGCGCAATACTGGTGCCAAGTTCCCGGCCGGCTTGTCTGCGCAAGTAGTCACCGACACGCAGGCCGTCGATACGGTCCACACATTCTCCCGTTTCCGAATTGTGCATAGTCACGGGTTTGGACATGTTGTCGCGCATCCAATACCAGATAACGGACGACAGCAAGCGACAAACAGCCGGTCGGTATTCCGTGGGCCAATATTGCCCGGTGCAATAGTCAAGCGACACCTCGCCCCCTTCGACCTTGATTGACAGCCGGCCAGACTTCGCACAATCAAGAATCATGTCGGCCGTGATACTGTCGTGCCATTCGACATAGCGCAGCATGGCGCGTGCATGGTGCAGGTCTCTCGTGATACTGCGCATCTCCGAACGGTAGGCGGTCCAATCGCCATAGTTGCCATACTCCAAACCCGGGCGTTGTCGGATCCAAGCATCAAGGGCGGTAATGATGGCGGTTTTCTTGTCAACCATGGTCCATCTCCCGGGTAGCGTGGAGCTGGCGGGCCAAGCGAACCAAACGAGCGGGCACGCCGCGCTTAGCAGCGTATCGACTAGCAGCAAAGCTGCCCCAATTGGTCCAATTGACTGCAGCTCGAATGGCGTGGATAGCATGAGGATGCATTACGGATTCTCCTTTTACGGTTACGGGTTACATGAGCCGGATTGACTCCAATAGACGACTCGCAAGAATCGCCTATCAGGGGAATCAGACGATGAATTCAGGATGCGCGAGCATTTCAGGCCATTCCTTGTATGCCTGCATCAATTGATCTTTGACAGACTGGCGCAGCTGGCAACGAATAAGGGCCGATGCTGCGCGTGCGGCAGTATCGATCATCCCTAACTGCGCATACATGCTGATCACATTGAATTCGCGGGCGGTTGACTTGCTCATGGTTAGCCTTTCGATTGGGTTACGGGTTGCTGACCCTTGATTACATGCATACACTGTGCCAATTCTACAAGTTATTGATTCCATTGGGTTTTAATATTGGGTCAGATTGGCAGTGTAAAGAAAAGCCGAACACTGTCACCCATGGCCATAAATGACGACACAATGGGTTTCACTGGTGGTACGGTTGTCGGGATTATTGACAATGGGATTCTCGGGGTCCAGTGGTCCAGTGGGTTCGCTGTGACAATGTGACATGTTGCACTGCGGCATGTGACAAAGTGACCTTAAAACGACATGACCACTCGTAGGTTTTTTTAAAAAAGGAGTCTAGATCATGTTTCCCGTGTAGCGATTCTGTCGCTTGTTGCAGTGCAGCATGTCACCAGTGTCACCCGTGTCACATTGTCACAGTACCCAGCGGGTCAGGGCTCAATGGGTAAACCTGAGCCCGATGGGTCAACCTGAGCCCGATGGGTCAACCTGAGCCCGATGGGTCAGGGCTCAGAGCATCCGGTAGTGAGCGCTCACTGCGCCAGAGGAGCTGGGATCCGGTAGTGAGCGCTCACTGCGCCTGGGGGGTGGGGGCCCCCAGCGGCTGGCGGCGCGGTGACGAGGGTGGTCACCCGAGCACCCCGAGAACCCTCACATCTAAAAACCCATTGGCACTATTTTAAAAACCCATTGGAATCTGAGAAACCGCGATACACTACTCCTCTGGCTTGGTGAAATCGGAGAAGTGCAGTCACACGGCTTAGACTGCGGCGCTGATAGCGTTCGGCCCTGAGAGGGGCACGGGTTCGACTCCCGGCACGACTCGCCAAGACCTTTACACTTGTGATACCCTGCGCCCATGACCCAGGCAAGCCCCCAGCCCCAACTCGAAGACCAGACGCTTCCTGACTGGCTGGCCGCGCCTCTGCCCTACTACCACCCTGCCGTTCTCGTGCTGCGAAAGCAGGCAATGCTGGCGCAGAAGCAGATGGACCACATCACCTTCGAGTCGCTGTTCGATGAGTTTCTCGACAAGGTGCGGGAGAACAGCCTCGGGGTGACTCAGTTGTTTGAGAACGATCCGAGATCCCCGAACCTCAAGCGGTTCATCGCATGGGTCATGCGCGACGAGAACCGCAAGGCGCAGTACTACGAGGCGCAAGCCATCGGTGCCGAGGTCATGTTCATCGAGCAGTCCGCCATCGTTGACGCCAAGGACAGCATGGAGGATGTCAACCGGTCCACATTGAGAGCCAATGATCGCAAGTGGAAGATGGGTGTGATGAATCGCAAACGCTTTGGTGATGTGAGGCAGATTGACCAGAACGTCACCATCGACCTCTCAGGGGCCATGCAGCAGGCGCAGGAGAGGCTGGATCGGGCGAGGACCATCGATGCCGCCTAAAGTCCAGATGGTCAGTACCCCGGACAAGGAGCAGGCCCTCATCACCGAGTTGCTCCAGTTCAAGTACGACCCGGAGGCCTTCGCACGGTACGCGTTCCCCTGGGGCGTGAAGGGCACACCGCTTGAGAAAATCCAAGGGCCACGGTCATGGCAGATCGGTGAGTTCCGCAGGATCGCAGACCACTTGGCCCTGGACCGCGAGAAGGCGAGGATCGGCCTACCCGGCTCGCCCCTGTACATCGCCCTGTCCTCGGGCCGGGGGATCGGCAAAAGCGCACTGCTCTCGATGCTCGACCTCTGGGTGCAGTCGTGCTGGATCGGGAGCACCACCATCGTCACAGCCAACACCGAGACGCAGTTGCGCAGCCGCACCATGGCCGAGTTGGGCAAGTGGCACACCATGGCCATCAACAGGCACTGGTTCGAGAAGTCCTCCATGTCCATGCGCCCGGCCGGCTGGTTCGCCGAACTGGTTGAGACCCAACTCAAGATGGACACGCAGTACTACTACGTCGAGGCGCAGTCGTGGTCAGCCGAGAACCCCGATGCGTTTGCCGGTGCCCACAGCCAGATCGGCATGATGGTGCAGTTCGACGAGGCCAGCGGCATCCCCGACCCCATCTGGCAGGTTACCGAGGGGTTCTTCACGGACATGGCACCGTTGAGGCTGTGGCTGGCGATTAGCAACCCACGGCGCAACACCGGGCGCTTCTTCGAGTGTTTCCACAAGGACCGGGGGTTCTGGGACACGAAGTACGTGGACAGCCGCACCGTCGAGGGTGTGGACGCCGGGGTGTATCAGCGCATCGCAGACAAGTACGGAGAAGACCACGATGTCACCAGGATCGAAGTCAAGGGGCAGTTCCCCCGAACCGGCTCCAACCAGTTCATCGGACGAGAAGTCGCCCAGGCCGCAGCCGAGCGAGAACTCGTCCCAGACACCGGAGCCCCACTACTCATGGGGATTGATGTGGCTCGATTCGGAGACGACGAGTCCGTGTTTCGCTTTCGACGCGGCCGTGACGCCCGCTCCATCCCGCCCATGCGCTACCGGGGTGCCGACACCATGGCCCTGTCCACCCACGCCGCCACGGCCATCGAGCGGCTCCAACCAGACGCCGTGTTCGTTGATGGAGGAGGGGTGGGGGGAGGAGTAGTTGACCGGCTCAAGATGCTCGGCTACCGGGTCATCGAGGTGCAGTCGGGCGAGGCAGCGCACGACCCCGAGAAGTACCTCAACCGCAGAGCCGAGATGTGGGGCGAGATGCGCGACTGGCTGATCTACGGGGCCATCGACAACGACGACTCGCTCATCGACGACCTGACCGGCCCCGAGTACGCCATCCACCTCAAAGGGCAGATCAAACTGGAGAGCAAAGACTCCATGAAGAAGCGCGGGCTGGCCAGCCCCGACGATGGCGACTCCCTGGCACTCACCTTCGCGGAACCCGTGGCGCGGCTGGACGCATCCACCGCTCGTCGGACAAACCGGATGCGGGGGCTGGTCGCGGACAACGAGTATGATATATTCGCGGCAACTTGAAGGAGTACGCCCATGAGCGGACTGTTCGGCTCCAAGCCCAAGATTCCCGCTGCGGCAACCGTGACCCCCACCGTGGCCACGCCAGCCGTGCAGGCAGCGTCCGACGCCCAGCGCATGAAGGCCCGCGCTGCCAGTGGCCGTGCCGCCACCATGCTGACCTCGACCGAGGAGCAGCAGAACTCCCCGATGACGGCCACCAAGAAGCTCCTTGGGATGTAACGTGTGGCCAGCCTCTACATCACCGAGTTCCAGGCCAGCGGCAACGCGGAGTCCGGGGCGCAGCTTCAGGTCGGCGTGCAGCCGGCCGTGGCGATGCAGAAGCTCACCTTCACCACGAGCACCCAGAGCGCCGAGTTCGATCCCCGGACCCGGTTCATCCGACTACACCCCGACGCCGACTGCCATGTGGTGTTCGGCATCAACCCCACGGCGACCATCAACCACATGCCCATGCTGGCCGACTCCACCGAGTACTTCGGGGTGTTCCAGCCGGGGCTTAAACTCGCGGTGATCGCCGCATAGGAGCCCACCAAATGTCCAAAAGCAACGCCTTCGAGACCGCCCTGCTGGGTCTGATCTTCGAGAACACGGCCATCGCCAACGTCGGAGACGCAGCAGGCTTGCGAGCCACGACCACGGCAGGCAGCCTGTTCTTTTCCCTGCACACAGCGTCCCCGGGCGAGGCGGGCGACCAGACGACCAGCGAGGTCGCCTACACCTCTTACGCCCGTGTGGCAGTGGCCCGGTCCACCGCCGGCTGGACGGTGACCGGCAACGCCAGCGCGGCCGACGCCAACGTGACCTTTCCGCCCGGCACTGGCGGCTCGGGCACCGCGACCCACTGGGGCCTTGGCACCTCGTCCACTGGCGCCGGGTTGCTGCTGTACTACGGAGCGATCAGCCCGAGCATCGTGTGCGGCTCTGGGGTGACGCCGCAGTTGACCGCTGGCAACGTTGTGACCGAGGACTGACTCGTGAACCTCGCGCCGCGTGAGCTGCCTGGAGACGACTACCGCTGGAGCGTCCAGGTGCTCCTCGCGGTCGACTGTCTCCTGAACGCATTGCTGCGCGGCTGGCATCACGAGACCCTTTCCTCCCGCGCATGGCGGGCGTGGGTCTACGGAAGGCCCTTTGGCAGGATCACCCGCCCGCTGATCGACCTGCTGTTCGTTTGGCAGACATGGCGTTTGGACCACTGCCAGCGGCACTACACCCAAGAAGTGGAGCGGGCCGCGCTGATTGTGAAAGTGAGATCGCAATGACACTGCAGGAAATCCGAGCCGCCATTGCGGCGTCCCCCGAGCTGCAGGCGCTCGCTGTCGCAGGTTCGTTCGGACCCATTGCCACAGCTTTGAGCATTGGTCGCACCAAATTGGCGAGCCATTTTGCAAGTGAGCGCGGCGTGCTGGAGCGTTTCCCCGGTGGGCCTCTTGCTGCCGATGCGCTGATCTCCAAGCTGGAGGCATTTGCCCTCACCACCCACCCCATGTCCAGCATCGTGCGCCGGGCGCTGAAATTCCTTGCGCAAACCCAAGGCCTGGATATTGGATCGCCAGCAACGCAGGGCATGATCGACGCCCTGCTCTCAATTGATGTCATCACGCAGACTGAGCGCAACGGTCTGCGAGCCATGGCCACAGTCGCATACGAAATCACCGTCGCCGATGTCGAGCGTGCGGTCCGGGAGGTCTGATGGCAGTCGTAACGCCCAATTACAGCGCCAACACGGCGATCACCATGGACCTGGCCAACCTGGCCACATCCAGCACGTTTCTGGCCGGTCGAGAGTCGAGCCAGATCGATAACACGACAAACAAGTACATGGACTGCATCGTGTCCGGGTTTGTGTCTGTTGGCACGACACCGACAGCGAACACCACGATCTCGGTTTACGTCTGGGGCGCAGATACGTCCTTGGCGACTACCCCGATTGATGTGCTGGACGGCACCGATTCAGCGGAAACCTTGGCGAACGCTGGCGTGTTGGGTGCGCTGCGGTTCGGCGCTGCCGTTGCGGTGCCGGTGGCAACGAGTGATTTTCAGTACCCCGTGCTGCCGTTCAGCGTTGCGTCCAGGTTTGGAGGCGTGATGCCAAAATTCTGGGGGCTGTTTGTGAGCCATAACACTGGCGTGAACCTGCGAAACACGGCAGTCAACACCAACAGCTTTGAGTTCGTCGGCATCAAGTACGACATCGCATAATGCTGATACTGCGCAGACCTTGGACCGAGCAGCCGCAAGATGCGGTGGAGGTGGATTGGGAAAACCCCATTAACCCCGGCCTAATTTTTGCCGACTTGCCCGCAAGCAACGGGGTCATTGACGCGGTTGGTAACGCACGCGGAGTTTTAAGCGCATTAGATTTTTCCTCGGTGCCGACGGCGTATGGCCGTTCGCTAGACTGTGCAGCAACTGGCTTATTGCAAATTGACGACGGAACAAACCCGCTTTACGACCTTTCTGGCGAACTGACTTTAATGGCGCTTATAACGCCAGATAACGCTAGTGGTGGCGCTGCTGGTCAGTATGTTATGGGTAGCGGCAATTCTGCGGCATCGCAAGGTCAGGGTGCGATACGCATCAAAGACAAAATAGGGGTGTATTACGGGGGCGCTGTCATTGTGGAGGGGGCAACAACCCTTACAAGCGGGACTACCTACCTAGTCGGATTTTCAAGATCGGGTGCGACTGGCACACGCACTGTCACGGTGTATTTGAATGGCCAGTCTGATGGGTCTACAACAAGCGCGACATCTCCAGGGGCGCAACAGGTATTGGCGCTCGGAAGTTTTGGCGCTGCTATTGGATTTGGTTTGCCATTTGACGGCCGCATCCATGCGGCAAGAGTTTTTAAGCGCGCCCTTTCTGGGTCGGAGTGGCAGAAATGCTACCAAAACATCTGGCAAATTTTCGCCCCCCGGCAAATCTGGATCCCCGCAACTGCGGCGGCCAGTTTCAACCCGACCCTCTCGCTCCCCACTTACGTCCCCGGCTCGCTGACATCCTCGGCGTTTCGTCCACGAGTCACAGCAACCTGGAGCTAACGCATGGCAGACAACTTATCACTCAACTCTGGCACGGGCCCAGACAAGGCCCGCACGCTGGATCGCGGCAGCAACGTGCACACGCAGGTCGCACAGATCGACATCGGCGGGTCGGCGGGCGAGTCGCTCGTTCGTCAAGACAACCCGATGCCGACCGCGCTCTCTGGCGAGGCCGTGGAGGCGCTTGAGGCAATGCGGATGGCCGTCCAGGCGCTCACGCGCACTATTGGCCAAATGCAGCCTGACACCGCCGCCCGCATGCGCGTGGCCGTGGACAGCATCACGGCCGGGTTGACGCTGGCGACGATCACCACGGTCGGCACCGTCACGACCATCAGCACTCTGACGAATCAATCGCAAATCGGCGGCCTCGCGGCTACCGAGCAAATCCCGTCGCTTATGCGGCTTGGCGCTGACTCATTGCGCCGCAACATTTCGGTGACCTGACATGCCAACTACCAACGGAAACAGAAAAATCCTTGACCTGCCGCGGTGGGAATTTTGCACTCCCGTACCTACATCAACTGCCGCCGGAACGTTTATCGCATCTTCGCGCCACTACCGGCAGCAGCAGCTGTATGTCGCAAGCGCAACGCTGCATTACCTGTACTCGCCGCTTGAAAATGGTGTGGTGCAAATCCCCTCTGGTGCGCTCGCTGGCACTTTTGCCGCCGGAGCATGTGGAGTGGCAACCGCTATCGGCCCCTCGGGCACTGCGACGGCAGGCACGACCTCGACGATCACGACGAACTTGACGCTGGCCCGTGACCTGCGCGGATACAGCATCCACATCACCGGCGGCCCGAACGCTGGCGCGACACTGGCGATCTCGTCGAACACGGTCGGCACGAACTCGGTCATTACCGTCCCGGTACAGGCGTCGGCGTTCACGGCCTCGACCACCTATCGGCTGATCACCCCGAGGTGGTACGTCCTCAATGCCATCACGGCGGCGGGCACCACGACTGCGGCGGTGTTCCGCTTCTACGATTTCGCCTTGAACACCTGGACATCGGCCGAGACCGGCGCGACGGACGGTATTGCTCCGGCGGCAGTGATCGGCACGGACTCCAAACTCATTGCCACGCCATCCTGGGTCGGCTCTGATTACAAGGCATTTGCCACCGGCACGGCCACGGCTGGTGGAGCATCGACGCTGACCAACAGCGCCAAGACCTGGGCGACGAACCAGTGGGCGAACTCGCAAATTCGCATTGTGTCGGGCACGGGCGCAGGCCAGATCCGCACCATTGCGTCGAACACCGGCACCGTGGTGACGACCTCGGCGGCGTGGACGACCGCTCCCGATGCCACCTCGGTGTACAGCATTGAGGGCAACGACGACTTCCTCTACTACCTCGGCAGTGCCGCTGTCACGCTGTTTCGCTACAGCATCTCGGCTGGCACATGGACAACCTTGTCCCCGACCGCCGCCCGTGCCGCCGCCCCCGGCGTTGGAATGTCTGCGCACTGGGTTCATGAGGCGACGGACGCCGCGTGGACGAACGAGTCGGACATCCGCAACGGGCGGTTCATCTACAGCTTTCGGGGAACCGCTGGTGCCGTGCTCGACCGCTACGACATCGCGCTCAATACGTGGGCCAGCGCACTCACCTACGCACCGTCAACAGAGGTTTTCGGCGCGGGAAGCAAATACGTCTACCGCAAAGACTGGATCTACTCGCAGAAGGATGCCACCGGCAGGTGGTTCCGGTACAACGTGGTGACCAATGAGCAGGATGGCTGGTCAACCAT